GTGCCGGACAACGAGCCGCCGATGTAGCCCTCGCCCTCCGTCACCCCACGGTCGAACTTCGCTTTCTCAAGCCCGAACTTCTGGCGCTCGATGTCGAGGCCGCCGAGTTCCGATTGCGTCTTCGCTATCGCGGCATCCACGGCCATCGGGTTGAACAGGATGTTCGGAGACGGGTCGGGAAGGGTCCACTGGGTGAACTGTGGCATGGCTCATACCGTCCAGTTCAGGTTTGGATTGGACGACGATACGTAAGACTGTCCACCAATCGGATTGGTGTATGTCGTGTCGGTTCCGCCGCCCCCGCCGCTCAGACCAGCATAGCGATCATTGTAAAGCCGGTTGTTCGCGTAGTTGTTCGCGGCGTTGCCAATCCCTTTGGCCGCGTTGCCGTAGGCCGAGGCTTCGGCGCTGCCCAGCGACAGGTCGGTCTGCGCCATGCTCGTTCCGGTGGCCTGCGACGCCGCCGCGCTACCGGACGCCGCGCCCTCGCCAAGCTTCGACAGATCGAAAAGCCTGTTGTAGTAGTCGGTGAACTCCTTGTCCGCGAGGCCGGCGCCAAACGTCTGTTCCGCCTTCAGTGTCGCGCCAGACCGCAACATCCCGCTCGCCGCCGCGCCCGCGTCGATCGCCCGCAGGCCCTGGTCAAGCTGGAACTGGTAGCCGGGCGACGTGTGAAACCCCGCCATCGCCGCGTCGTAGCCCGGTTGCCCGTTCAGGCCGGCCGCGTTGCCCGTCGCGGTGTTCGCCGTTCCGCCCGTCGTGACCCACGGTGCGACGTCCGCGCGTGCTTGCGCCAGCGCGTCCCGTTGCGTCGCGTTGGCCTTGTCGGCCGCGCTCGACGCGGCGTCCGCCTGCAACAGGGAACCACCGATCGAGGCGGCGGCTCCGACCCCCGCGGCGGCAAGGGCTGGACCGAACGGCATGGCTTAATCCTCCACCAGTTGATGCTCGGCGGCGATGACCGGCTCGCCCTCCGGGTCGGCGTGATCGGTGTTGTGGATGCACAACAATCCCGTGGCCGATTCCAACGTGAGGAACGCGTGCATCGTATGCGCCGGGACAGATATCAGCGACGGCGCGCGAAAGTCACCTAGCAGCCGCCCATCTTGCCACACTCTGACTGCCCCGGATGTGACGGCGGTTACGTGGCCGGAACGATGGCTGTGTTGGGGCAACAGAGTTTCGGCGTCAGGCACGGTATAAGCCTTGCAGTAAATGCCCTCGAAAATCGTAAGCGCCTCGGTGATTGGCTGGTTCTCCGCGCGTTTCATTATTCGCACCTCATCGAAACGATACACGAAATCCTGTCATACTCGCCGATACACTCGACCGAATGATTCAACAAATTGTTGAACGTCCAAATAGTGCCGGTCTTCATTTCGACCGCATCGTCCTCGCAACGGACCAGCGCGCTCCCGGCCAGCGCGATGTGCGCCTTGCAGTTGTAGTAAGCGGGAGCCCAGTTCCCCGAGTCGGAATGCGGGTCGATCATCTTCCCCGGCGGCAGTTTCGTTATGAGGATGCTGCCCAACTCGACCGCTTGCACCCGTGTCATCAACGCGAACACCATGGGCCGCAGCGCAGGTAGGGCGTGCCACGCTGGCCAGAAGACGTTGCGGTGCTCCAGCCGCCGCGTTTCCATCGTCACCTGTTCCTCGGGCATATAGCGGACGGTGATATCGACCATCGCGGCGTGGGGTGTGCCAGGATACAGCCGCCGCTCCGGGTTCTTGTCCCACAAGTGAGCGGCGCGGTTTAGCTCCAGCATCACCGGCACCACGTCAACGCCCGAAGCTAATTGCACGAACCTCATGGACTGAACGCCGCCTCTGTTGGCCATCCACGCTTTAGACGGTCGTGGGCCAACCCTATAGAAACGCCGTATTTTTCAGCCCATTCCGCGAGCGTCTTGCGTTCTCCGTGAATAACCAGAAATCTACTTGATCTCCTGTTCCTGGCCTGCGCTTTGCGACTGACCCACGCGCAATTATTTGGTGAATAACCTCCGTTATTGTCCAGTCGTTCCAGGGTAAGACCCTCAGCATACCCGTGCGAAACAGCCCAATCACAGAACGCGACAGGCGTTTCCCATTCAGTAGCAACCGTGATGCCCCTGGCACCGTAGCGAAAATATGCCGGATCAGTCGGCTTTTCACATCTGGAACGCATGGAAAAATATAGTTTGTATAACTTCTTGTGCGTGAAACAATATCCGTGCGCTATGGCAACACCTTTATTTTTATACGTCTTTCGCATATCTGAGTCCTCAAATGGATTTCGAGAGACTCTATCACAATCGAACCCATAACGCGCGATAATATCGTAAAGCGGCAATACTTCCACGCCCGAGGCGATCTTCAGAAAGTGTCTCATCTCAATAACCCACCGCGACGAACGTGTAGACGTGGTTCGCCGTCAACCCCGTCGCGATAAACCCCGTGGCCCCTCCGCCCATCGTGCCCGGCACGACCGGCGCCCCCGCGTCATAGATCGTCGGCGCGGCGGCCAGGGCGCGTGCGAACGGCGGAACGAACTTCACATCGATGCTGCCCGCGCCGTCCGTCGTGAACGAGCCGGAGCGCACGCCGCCGACATTGCCGCCCGCGGCCCTATCGGCCATGACCTGAAACCACGCGCCCCAGACCGGCTGCACGATCCCGTCAGCGTCCACCACCGGCTCACGTAGCGGCGGATCGAGGTGAGCGGGAACGGAGCCGGACATCAGGACGCGCCCGGCGAGATATCGGCGCTGACCGCGTATAAGGTCGAAGCCCCGCGCGTGGTGATTCTGAAAACCCGCTGGCGGAACGAGCCAAGCCGCGTCGTGAACACACGCGGCACCGTCTCGGTCGGAGCGGTCGCCATGGTGCGCGGGCCACCGCTGAACGTGTAGCCGCCGTCGTCCGCCCACTCCAACACAACATCCTGGTGCGACGCCGCCGTGCCTACCTCCATCTCGACCTCCAGGCGGGAGCAGAACGCGCGGGCGCCACGCAGGCTGCTGACCACGATCGGCGGCAGCACCGCCTGACGTAACAGCGGCACGCTCATATCCGTGCCTGTCCGCCGCGCCAGCCGCATCAACTGCCCGGAGTTGAAGTCGCCGAACACCGGCTCGTTACTGAACTGCGTCGCGCAATTCGCCCGCCAGCGCCCGGCGCCGTCCGCGACGCTCGACCGCTCGTGCCAGGTGTCCGTCACCGCGTCGTAGGTCCAGGTCCGGTCATCGAGCGTGAACGTATAGAACTGATGCCCATCCATCTCGTGATACGAGCATCCGGTGGCGTCGGCGGGATCGCGTGCCGTGATGTCGGCTTCGTTGGCGTGGTTGCTGACCCGCTTCGCGTGATAGCCGTCGCTGCGATAGACCACGTTGTCATTGCCGAGCCACCACACCGATTCGGCGCCGACCTGGACGCTCTTCGGCGACAGCGTGCCGACCTTGATCGTGGCGCCCGAGCGGCGGCGGAACGGAAAGTCGGCGTTGCCGGCATCATACCAGACCTCGATGCCCTTTTCGCCGATGACCCAGAACTCGCCGCGATGACCAACGATGATCTTCAGCACATTCGGCATCGCGTCGGCGTAAACGAAGTCGAGCGCGTCGAAGTCGGTGGGGTCGAGCAGCCGCGAGATGAACCAGCGCGTGATGTCGGTGAAATCCGTGAACGCATAATAATTATCCATCGTCGCGACGCTGCTGGCGCCCGTCGCGGGGAACGTGCCGCCCAACTGGTTCAACGGCGTGCCGACCTCGTGGTGGCAGGTGTAGGCGTTCGGTGGCACGCAGACGACGACGCCCGTCATGCCGACCGCGATCGTCACCAGCCCGGTCGTCTCCATCGATGTTCCGACAACGCCCAGATCCTCGATCACGAGGCCGGGTGAGATACGGAAGAAGTGATCGCCGCTGACCACGTAAAGCCTGCCCGGCATCTCGCCATTGACGGCGTGGACCGGCCCCGACCCCATCGACAGGAACGGCGCCAGCCCCGGCGTGGGGATCAGCGCGGCGGCGGTGCGCGAGTCGCCGGGTTCCTTCTCGGAGAAGTAATTCAGCAATTTCTTAGAATTAAGAGGAATACTTGGATGGTCATAGCTGTCCAACGGAAACGGCAACCGTTGCATTCCCGTTTTTGGTTTGAGCGCCTGCTGTAATTGGGCGAGCGTGTCGGACATCGGTCAGGTCAGCAGGTTGTTGGCGACGACTTTATTGACCCCGCTGGCCCCGTCGGTAAGCGAGGCGCCGACGTTGCCGTAGAGACTGCAATTCGTGATCACGTAACGATCGAGCGCGCCGGATGTGGTGATGCCGGTCGAGCCGTTGCCCGGTCGCGATGCGTAACCGCCCGCGCGGAAGCCGTTGACGCTGATCCCCGATATGGTCGTGCCATCGACGTGCGCGCCGCTCTGACTGTTTCCCTCGGCGCGGCCGCCCGTGATGTTGACGCCGGTCACACCCCCGGCGGTGCCTGATATCCGCACCCCCGACCCCGCCGCGTTCAATACGAACTGACAGCCGATGACCTCCATGCCGGAGACCGTGCCGGCGCCGGTCGGCGACAACAGCAGGCCGTGCCCACCAGAGTAGCCGAACCACGTGCCGGTGATGGTGCTGTCGCGGACGTTGCCCGCCGGGGCGAAAATAGCCGCCGCCACGACGCCCGTCGCGCTGTCGAACAGGCAATCGGCGATCGTCAGGGCCCAGGTATTCAGCCCCGCGCCGACCGAGCAGTTCAACGCGCCGTGCAGCGTGGCGTTGACGTTTGATATAAGCAGCGTGTCACCGTTGCCGACGCTGATGGAGGCGGCGGGTTGAGCGCCCGCCGAGGGGCCGGCCATGGTCACATGGTCGATCGAACACCCGGCGAAGTTGTCCACCGTGATACCGGCGCCACCCGCGACCGGCTGGAACATATTGCCACGCGAGACCGAGGCGCCGACGATCAGATCGGCGAGCGACGACGTGGCGCCCGTCATCCTGATCCCATCAAAATAATTGACCAGCGTGAAGTCATCGACGGCGGAAGCGTTGCCCGCCAGGCGGATCATCGTCCCCGTTTGCGTCACCGATCCCGATATCTGCATCGACCGGATCTGCGACCCGACGCCCAAGGTGATATTCGGGTTGCCGGCGACACTGAACGAGATCGTGCTGGCGTTTTTACCGGCGCCGAGCAGCGTGACGGAGTTCGGCGCCGTGAACGGCGCGGCGAAGTTGAACGTGCCGGGCGGGAATATGACCGTCCCGCCGTTCGCCCCGAGCGCGGTAAACGCGGACGCGAGCGCGGCGTCATTGACGGTGGAGCCGTTCCCGACGCCGCCGTAAGTCGTGATCATCACGAACGGCAGCATCGATGTCACCAGCGCGGGGACGGTCTGGATGCTGTAATTCCGCAGCGCCAGCGCGTTGATCCGTCCCGACCCGGCCTTTTCGGCCACGACCGAGGTCGTATCGGAGACGGCGCCGAGGTCCGGCATATCGACGATGCGGACGCCTGGGAATGTGCCTGTCGTGATGCTCATCGTTTCACCCCAGCCGCGCGATGGTGGTCAGCAGTCCCGTCGTCGGATCGGTCATGGTGGTTTCCCCATCGACCTTGATGCCGCCGAGCGTCGTCACGCTGGCGATTGGCAAGGCGCCGGACGGGACCGACGCGAAACCGGGTGAGGGTGCTCCCGCGAGGAAGATCGCTTCTGATGTATCAGTCAGCGCCGCCGGGTTTGGGTCGGTCAACATGATCAGCGGCGCCTGTGCGCGCGAGACCATCGGGCGAACGTGCAAACGCCCCTCGGCGAGAAGCTCGGCCTCGCCGCCGCCATCCGCGTCGAAGTGAACCGCCCAGCGGCAACGGCGCGGCCAGCAACCCATCGTGCCGGCCGGGACGACGATGGCGAATGTGCCGGTCGTGGTGTCCAGGATCACGCCCGTCGCCGACCACAGCACCGTCCCAGGCCCCGCCACGCCGCCGTTGTGCCAATGGCCCCACCCGTAGTCATCGCCAGACCCCCACCCGCCGAAGTGCGGCCCGTAGCCGCCCCGGTGGTCCGGCCAGACGAACATCGAGACGGCCGGGCCGCCGATGCCGCCGGAGAGTTCGACGGGCAGCGCGTCGGGGCTGTCGCGATCCACGACAGAGATCAGCAGCGTGACGCTATCGGTGCCGCCGAGCACAAGGTCGCGCGTTGGCACGCGGATCGGCGAGACGCGATCGAGCGGTAGCGTGAGGGCAAACTGCGTCATCGCGCCGGCATCTCCAAACATCTGTCGATGATCTTGGTCAACACTTCGTTACGAGCGCGGGTGTTGTAGATGGCGACAGCCAGGAACAGGATGTTGAGCACAACGAGCGTCGCCATGGCGGGAGGCAGTGCCTTGACCAGCTTTTCGCTGACGCTGCTCAGGGCTTCGATCCCGGTCATGCCAGCACCATCACGCGAACGGATTGCGTGATGACCACGACGGGCGCGTCGGCGGTCAGCGCGTCTACCACGTATTCGCCACCCGCGGCGGGGTTGCCGGGTTCGCTGATCGACCCGCCCCAGGTGATCGTAGCACCGCTCTGCGTGGTCGCGCGCGACAACAATCCAACCATCAGGTTGCAAATGACGCTGCCGCTGGATGTCTGTATCTGATCGAGCAGCGCGAAGCCGGACGGAAGCGCCGGAGTGCCCCCGAAGGTTACGCCCGTCATGGCCAGAACCATGTCATGCGCCTGCGTCGTGCTGACGGCGGACGCACTGGGTGTCCAGGT